GCCTTGAGTACTCACGGCGCCACAAAGAACAAAGCCCGGTTGCAGCCGGGCCGAGTTCCCTACCAATCGGGCCGAAGGCGGCGATCAGCAGTACCTTGTCAGAGGGTATTGCCAAGTCTACCGCCAACGGCCCTTGTATGAAAGGAAAGGCCGTTCATGGCTGAGATAGTCCCCATCAAGCCGAAGCGCTTCATGCGCTGGCCCGAGGTGCAGCACCGCACCGGCATCCCCCGCACCAACTGGCAGCGCGGCATGCGCGCGGGCATCTACCCCAAGCCTGTCAAGCTGGCGCCACCGCCCAGCCGCGCCGTGGGCTGGTTGGAAAGCGATATCGACGCCCTGATCGAGCAACTCGCCGCCCAAGCCGAGTAAGGGGCGTCCCATGAAGATCAACACGAACACCGAGACGGTGGGCGCGCTCACGCCTGAGCAAAAGCGCTTCGCCACCCTCAAGGCCCAGGCCGCGCTGCACGGCATCGCCGTTCACCAGCTCGCTGACGGTGGTTATCTCGTTTGCCGCTGGAACATGACCAAGGACGTGCCCGACCTGGACGCGCTGAGCCGCTTCCTGCACACGATGGGGGTGCGCAATGGATGAATTGACACTTTCCGCAGACCGACCGACACAAACCCTCGAAACCACCATAACCACCAATCGCGCGTTCCTTGAGGCCATTTTCGGCCCCTGTGACCCGTCTGCTGCTGCCCGTCCGATCCTGTGCGCTAAACCCGGCGACCCTGACAAGGCCGGTTGGACGCCGCAGGCGTGGGTGGCGGACGTGCCCGAGAACCCGGAATTGAACTGGTACGCCCAGCCCGCCACGTTCGCCAGCACCGGGGGCAAGTGGCGGGCGCAGAAAGCCGCTGCCGTGGCCGTCCATGCCGTCATGTTGGATGACGTGGGCGTCAAGGTGCCGGTTGATCGCCTGACGGCCTGTCCGCCGTCCTGGCTGTTGGAAACCAGTCCTGGCAATCATCAGGCGGGCTACATCTTCACCACGCCGCTGACCGACCTCAAGCAAGCCGATGCGCTCAAGAAAGCGTTGATCGCGGCGGGCCTGTGTGATTCTGGCGCGTCCGGTGGGGCGGCACGTTGGATGCGTCTGCCGGTGGCCATCAATGGCAAGCCCAAGCACGCGCAGCCTGACGGCCAGCCGTGGCGTTGCCGCCTGACCGAGTGGCACCCTGAGCGCCGTTACAGCGTAGAGGAACTGGTCGAGCGCCTGGAACTGACCCCGCCTGCGCCCCCAGGCCGTCCGAAGCGGGAAAAGAAAACCAAGGTGACGGGCGAGCGCCTGGCCGAGCTGATCGATCAGAACGCCGACAACGTGCATATCCCCCGTGCTGCCGAGAACCCCGTCTTGGCTGCACTGGTGCAGCGTGGTCTGTACAAGCGTCCGCTGGGCGACGGCAAGCACGACATAACCTGCCCTTGGGTTCATGAGCATACGGACGGAATCGACCACGGTACAGCCTATTTCGAGCCGACAGACCTCTACCCCATCGGCGGGTTCAAGTGTCAGCACTCGCATGGCACCGGCAAGCGCATGGGCGCGCTGTTGGAGTTCCTGAGCGTCACGCCCGCCCAGGCCAAGCACAAGCCCATGATCCGCGTGACGGCGGGGGAGCTGCATCGCGTGGTCGATGCCGCAGAAAAGGAACTGGCCGCAAGTGGCAGGTACTACCAGCGTGGCAACCTGATCGTGCGTGTCTTAACCGACCCCGGTACTCAAGAGACGGCCATCAAGCCGGTGACCGGCAACGCCCTGACCCGCGCGCTGTCGGAGTGCGCGAACTGGGAAAGGTACGACGCCCGTTCCGAGGATTTCGTCCCCTGCGATCCGCCTGCGCGCCATGCGAATGTGCTGTTTGATGGCGAGACTTACAACCACCTGCCGGTGCTTCAAGGCATTGCACGCCAGCCCTACCTGCGCGCCGATGGCAGTCTCATGACTGGTGCCGGTTACGACACCGCTAGCGGCATGTTCGGTGCGTTCGACGTGCGGGAGTTCAGCGTCCCGGCAGCGCCGACCAAGGCCGACGCGGAGCGCGCTTTGTCCGAGCTGACCGGGTTGCTGGCGGAGTTCAGTTTCGCCAATGACACCGCGCGCAGCGCCGCCCTGGCCGCGATGCTGACCGCAGTAGTTCGTGCTTCACTGCCTGTAGCGCCGCTGTTCCATGCGCTTGCACCGCAGATTGCCAGCGGCAAGACCTACCTGCTGAGCATCGTTGCCGCCCTGGCGGGGCCTGGCACGGTCAGCGCCTATGCGTTTCCGACGAACGACGAGGAATGCTCAAAGCTGCTGCTGTCGGCGCTGCTGGAGGGGCCTGCCGTGGTCATGTTCGACAACCTGACCAGTGACCTGATCCCGTTCAAGAGCCTTTGCAGTGCCTTGACTTCTGAACAGTTGACGGGCCGCATTCTTGGTGTCAGCAAGACCGCCACGGTCAACACCCGCGCGCTGATCCTTAGTAGCGGTAACAACGTGGGGCCGGTGGGCGACATGACGCGCCGCACAGTGACGATTGCGCTTGATCCGCAGTGCGAGACGCCTGCAACGCGGCAGTTCAATGGCGATCCGCTGGCTGAGGTTCAAAAGCGCCGCGCTCACTACGTCAGTCTTGCGCTGACCATCGTCAGGGCCTATCTGCACGCGCGGGCGCCTGCGGTCACGATTGACGGCAAGCCGCTGCAACCGCTGGGCAGCTATGGCGAGTGGTCGCGCCTGGTGCGCGCACCGCTGGTCTGGCTGGGGCTGCCTGATCCGGCGTTCCCTGTGTTCGAGCGCATGGCAGACGATCCCGACCGCGAGACGTTGGGCCGCCTACTGCAAGCCTGGCGCGACAAGTTCAGCACCATCCCGACCGCCGTGCGCGAGATCGTGGCCGCTGTTGAAGCCTTCGCACCAGACGCTGAACTGACAGAGGTGGTGCGAGAGATCGCCGAGGAGCGCGGGGTCATCAACCGCCGCCGCCTTGGCCGGTGGATCGCTCGCCATCAAGGGCGCATCGTCAATGGCATCAAGTTGGTCAGAGCGTCCAAGACAGGCGGCAGCGAGCGCTGGCAAATGGTGGTTATGGGGGTTTCAGTGGTTTCCGCCAGCCGACCCGTTGAAAGTGTCAGGGAGACAGCGGAGGTAGAGCTATGAGTGCCGCCGCCTTGTTGGAGCGTGTCAGTCAGGCCGGGCTGACAGTCCGCCTGGATCGCGGGAAGGTCAAGCTGTCGGGGCCGCCCGAGCTGGTGAACCAGTGGGCCCCGGAGCTACGCCAGCACCGCGAGGAACTGGCCGCACACCTGGCAGACGCGGAGGAATGGAAAGCGGAGCGCGCCGCCATTCTTGAATTCGATGCTGGCCTATCCCGCGAGGAAGCGGACGTCGAAGCGGCCCGATTGCATGCCGCCTGGCTGGTCACGGACCGCGTTTACCAGTCGCATCACTGGAGGTGCCCTGCCTGCATTGCAGCGTCCCAAGGGCGGGGCCTGCGCTGCGGAGTGGGTGCAAGTCTTTGGATCGGCTACACAGAAAGGAATCCATCGTGATCGCCTACATCCGCACATTGCTGCGCCCGCTGTCACCGACATGGCGGCGCACGATGAACAAACGCAGGCTTGAGAAAGAGCTTCGCGCTGAGGGCTTCACCGCCCGTCAAGCAAACAAGATCGTTTGCATCGTTTTCAAGAAAGGACTGTGAGATGACCACGGAACAAAACGACACCGAGATCAAGAACCCCGCCGCGCTGCTGGCCAACAACCGCGCGCTGAAGGCAGAAAAGGATGCATTGGCCGCCCGCGTCAGCGAGTTGGAAGGCCAACTACAGCAAGCCCAGGAAAGCCACGCCAAGGCGGTAGAAGTCGCCAAGGCGGGCGTGAACGAGTGGAAGGTGCGCTGGCATCAAGAAGCCGTTCTAAAGCCGCTGGAGCGGGATATACAGGCCGCAGCGGGCGTACCGTGGAAGTACCTCTATGACGTGGTTACCGAAGCCGGCATCTTGAAGATGGTCACGGCTGACGATGGCATGGAGCGTCCCCAATGGCTTGATGAACACGGCAATCCCGCCGACCTCACTCAGGGGTTACGTCACCACCTAGCCAGTATGTGCGACAAGTTGCCAGAGTCGGGGCTAGACCGTTGCGTTCGCGGCACAGGCGCGAGTGGTGGTGGCGCCACCGGCAACCAAGGGTCGTTTGTGAGCGCACCAGTTCCACCGCCAGCTGCACCAGCGGCAAAGCCCGCATTCGGCTTGCGTTGATTTTGGTCATTGCTTAAAATATAGGCACTGCTTGGCTGCGCTGGGCAGTGTCCTACTTGGTGCAGCGCACCCCCAGCCGTCAGGGTCACGACGGCACCAGACGGCATTGCATGCCACCGCATTCGAGCTGCGCTCATGCGAAACACCCTCATGTTTTGAAAGGGCCATGCAATGGCAACCGTGCAACTGGTGGACGTGATCGTCCCCGCAGAATTCACCTCGTACATTGTCGAGAACAGCATCGAGAAATCGGCACTCGTTCAATCCGGCGTCATCGTTCGCAACAGCGAAATCGAAGCCCAGCTCCGCGCTGGCGCATCCATGTTCAGCGTCCCGTTCTGGAAAGACCTTCCTAACGATGCGCCGAACGTCACCAGCGACGATCCGTCGCAACTGGCCACGCCGCGCAAGCTCACGGCAGGCAAGCAACTGATCCGCAAGGGCTTCTATCACAACAGTTGGAGCGCCATGAATCTGGCGTCCGAGCTGTCTGGCAGTGACGCCCTGAAGCGCATTCAAGACCGCGCATCCGCCTACTGGCTGCGCTACTCGCAGCGCCACCTGATCGCCAGCCTGAACGGCATCCTGGCCGATAACGTGGCCAACGACAGCGGCGACCTTGTGAACGACATTTCTGCCGCTGCCGGTGCGGCTGCGAACTTCGGTGCGAGTGCCGTGATCGATGCCGCTGCCACGCTGGGCGACAGCATGCGCGATCTGAGCGCCATCGCCATGCACAGCACGACCTACAAGAGCGCGCTGAAGGCCGACTTGATCCAGACCCTGCCCGACTCGCAAGGCGGCTTCATCCAAGTCTTCCGGGGTTTGAACATCGTTGTTGATGATGGCCTTCCCGTCACCGGCACCGGAGCCGCTGCTGTTTACACCACGGTTTTGTTCGGGCCTGGTGCCATCGGCTACGGCATGACCGCCCCCCGCATCGCCGCTGGCACCGAAGTGGAGAACCTGCCGAGCGCCGGCATGGGTGGTGGCCAGCAGGTGCTGCATTCCCGCGTGAATCTGGCCATGCATCCGCTGGGCTTTGCGTGGAAGGAAACCGCCGTAGTCGGTGAATCTCCAACGCTGGCCGAGCTGGCGACCGCGACGAACTGGGATCGCGTGGCGTCCGACCGCAAGCATGTGCCGCTCGCATTTTTGAAGCACAAGCTGGCCTAAAGGGAGAGAGGGGGCCATGCGCCCCCTCGTTCACATGCAAGTCAAGAAACCTATCGGCAGAAGGCCGAAACATCCGCCCAAGGACGCTGCGGACGTGATCCGTAAAGCCGCTGCTGACGGTGCCAACCGTGTCGGCATCGGCATGGCCCTTGGATGCTCCTACAAGGTGTTGCAGCGCTGGCTGGATGAGCGTGAAGACCTGCGCGATGCGTTGGAGGAAGGGCGCGAGTCGGAGCGCAAGACGCTGCACAACCGCGTGTATGAGATGGCCGTCAACGGCGAGGGCCGCGATAGCTTGCTGGCTGCGTTCTTTCTGCTGAAAGCCCGCCACGGCTACGTTGAAGGCGAGCAACCGCAGCAAGGAAACCGCGTCACTGTCAACTTTCAGTTGCCCGGCGCACGCCCTTTCAACCCCGAATTGGTGATCGAAAATGGAACAGCAGACGCTCGAACTGAACGACTTCCAAACCCGGCTATTGGACGAACCTGAGCAACACGACGTGTTCTGCGGCGGCGGCCGTGGCGGTGGCAAGTCTCACGGCCTTGCGTTACTCGCACTGAGGCATTGCGAACAGTACGGTGATCGTGCCCGCGTGCTGTACCTGAGAAAGACCTACGCGGGCCTGCGTGACTTCGAGCTTGTGACGCGCGAGCTGTTCGGCATGGTGTACGGCACATCGGCACGATACAACGCGCAGGAACACATCTGGCGCATGCCCAATGGCGGATATCTCGAGCTGTCGCAGCTCGATGACCAAGCATCCTACGCACGTTTTCAAGGA